GTACATAATCTCCACCAGCTTGTAGACCCACAATTTTAGAATATGAATAAGTGTATTGGGTTTCCCAATCTAATGAACGTGTAGTAAATGCTCTTGTAACTGATTGTTCATCTAGGTTCATCCCATATAGTGATGTCCATTAAGATTCAATTAACCAATCGTTAACATATTGTGCGTAATCTTGAATTGATAACTCAAGTAATGAGTCCATCATTTCATCTTCGACTTCAATACTACGTATAGGTGCACCTAAGAGGTGTTTTACACGAGTATATAATTTACTTCTTTGTGGTTCGTTGATTATTGACATATATACGTTTTCTTTATAAATATTAAGAAAAGTATATTTCTTTAAATATTATATTCAGATGACTCTGTAAAGACGTATCTACCGTTAATAATTTTTGTATTTTTATTTTCAAAAACTACTGTACCTAATTTATTACTATGAAAAACTAAAAAGTCAGTTTTATAGGGTTTTACATTACCCGTACCATAAACAGTTACCTTACCATTTTGTTTTGTTATACGATTAAATGGTTTAATTTGCATTGTTTTTGTTTCTTCATTTACAGTAACAGTAGCGTCAATTCCTCCAATCATATCGTCTACGTCTCCAAGTTCTCCAACTTTTTTAACATTATCGGTTTTAAAGATATTTTTTAAGTTTACTACTGCGTCCACCTCTCTCTTATCTCCAAATTTATTGGTCTTATCAAGACCTGACATTATAGTTTTAAAAGTTTCAGAGTTAGAGTCAAACATACTGTATCTTAGTTCTATAAGGTATTTGTTAAGTCTATCAACTTCTACCAATTGTTCCTTATGGTTTTTATTATTAAAATTAATAACATCTATACCATATTTTTTTAAGTAGTTATTTGTATCCGTCACCAAAGTACAAAATGCCGTGTAATTTGTGTTTAATTTATTTATAACTGAACGACCTTTTTGTTCATAATCATAAACGCCGGACATTTGTCCTTTAGAATATTTATTTTTTTCATACCAATAATCTGAAAATACTTCTTTAAGGATATCCATTATAGTGTACATAAATCTCTTTTTTATTTCTGGATTGGTATTAAACAACCTTCTATATGTTTGTACTTGATTTCTATTACATCCCGGACTTGAACCTTCAGAGATTATACTTTTAACTTGATTAGTTTCATTAATTTTTTTATTAACCTGACTATTATAAAGTTCATTCACATAATCCCAATTAATAACTGACCAAAAATTTCTAATATATTCATCTCTCTTATTACGATATTTTAAATAATATGCGTGTTCCCAAGTGTCTATCCCTAAAATTGGATATCCTCCATTTTTAACTACATTCATTAGAGGGTTGTCTTGATTAGGTGTGGACATCACTTTTAATTTACCTGATTTAGTAACTACTAACCATGTCCATCCTGAACCAAAGTTTTTTAATGATTCATTACTAAATATTCTTTTAAATTTAGAAAAGTCTCCAAAATCTTTAATAATTTTTTCATAAACCTCTCCTTGTGCTCTTTGTTTTTTTGGGGACAACATTTTCCAAAATAATGAGTGATTAAATACCCCACCAGCATTATCTCTAATTGTTTTATTGTATCTGGATATTCCTTTTATTAATTGTTCTAATTCAATATTACCGTCTATTCTATTTGATAGTGCGTTATTTAATTTTTTTACATACCCTTTATAATGTTTATTATAGTGAGTATCCATAGTTTCAGAGTCTATAAATCTCTCTAAGGCAGAATAAGAGTATGGTAATTTTTCAATACCTATTTTTTTCATTTCTGTTAAAATTTGTGGTGATTTTTGCGAGACAGTAGATTTAACTTCTGTTAAATGTTCTCGGCTTTTTAATTTATGTTCAATCTCTGAGATTTTGTTTTTTAATCTTTTGAACTTCATTTGTCTTTTTTATTATAAATAATAGTGAACAATAAAAATTTATCTTCTGACCGATATTTCGTTTATAATTTGTTCCATAATGTCTCCCTTACCTTCATTATCCCCCATTACTGTCTCAAAAATATTCTTTTTTTGTGACAAAATATCATATATAATTCCCTCTATTGAGTTTTCGAAAATAGGGTAGAATACTGATACGTTTGATTTCTGTCCGTATCTATATGCTCTATCTTCTGCTTGTGAATGGTCAGAAGGTACAAAGGATAAATCATTCATAACAACAGCTTCTGCTTTAGTAAGTGTTATACCTACACCTGCGGCTTTTAAATTACCAACAAAAACTTTTATTTTATCGTTTTCTTGAAATTGGTCAACCGAATATTGTCTCGCTGTTTTAGTCATTTTCCCGTCCAATTTTACTGCTTTTTTACCAAAGTGGTCTACAATTCTATTTAACGTATCTGTAAAGTTGGTAAACACAATAACCTTTTTACCTTGTTCGATTATATTTTCAACGATTTCACAAGTTTCTTTTATTTTGTTTTCTGCAATAACTTGTCTAACTTTCATCAACATTGAGAATTGGACAGTTAACGATTTTTTTTCTCGGTCATCTTCCATCCAATCATAGTATTCACCCATAAGTGCCTCGTAGTCTTTAGACTTTAAATTAAGGTATACGGGAGTAATGATTTTTTCAGGTAGGTCTAGTATGTCTTGTTTTAATCTCCTTAATACATGTGTTTTAGTTCTATCCCTTAACTCCAAAAGGTTAGATGAACCATTTACGTTCCAAACTTTTCTATTACCCACATTAAATTGGTACCCTTCACAATATCTGATAACATATGCCATCCAATTATATGCAACAGGAGATTCCACTAAATTTAAAAGATTATAATAATTTATTGGTCTTGAGGTCATGGGTGTACCCGTAAGTAACCATACTTTACCTATTGAATTTATAATGTCGTTAATTAATTTAGTTCGTTTAGCTTGTACATTTTGTATGTAATGAGCCTCATCTACAACTACTAAATCAAACCCTTCTTGTAGAATAATGGACTCTTCTTTGTTTTTTAAATCGTGGAAGTTTTTTAAAATATCATAATTAATAATAACAAAATCTGCACTTTCCCATTTCTTACCTTCAATAATTGATATGGTTTTATCTGTGTAATTTTCAATTTCTCGTTTCCAATTTATTTTTAAAGAAGCTGGACATACAATCAGGACTCTCTCTGCTCCTGACTCTAAAGCGGCAATTACCGTTGAGGTCGTTTTACCAAGACCCATATCATCCGCTAAAATATATTTATTATGAGAAGCTAACTTTTCTATGGCTTCTGTTTGATGTTGTAGAGGAGGTCTATGTTTATATTTAGAATAGTCAATTTTAACCTCTTTAACTTCTTGAGATTTTATAAGTGCTACACGAGGTAACCAAAACGAGTGAAGTTTTTCACTTTCAAAAATTCTACCCCATATATGGAAAGATTTATCTTTCTCGACTAAAAGTTTTTCTATGTATATTTTTTCAGGGACTTTTGTGAGAAGTTTATCTTCCATCATTTTTTTACCAAAATAACTATCTAAATCAACCCATTTTCTTGCTATCTTAGGTACCCTACCGTGATAAGTGTTAATATAGTCCGCCTGTGCCCTTGTTAGTTTAAAGTGTTTTTGTTCTTTTAATTTTTTTTGTATGGATATAATATAATTATTAAACCCATCGTATTCTTCTAAAATACGTTGCGCTCTAACTTCGGGTATTTTTGATAACTTATCTTTCTTACTTTCCATAACGAAATATTTATAATATAACAATAAACTAAGTATTTATCAATATATGAGTAACAGAAAGATACCTATAACGAGATTAGAGAAGTTTTTTGGGTCCGAAGATTTTGGTTTAGAACAAAATATGGGTCGAGAATGGCTTGAAGGCGATATGAATTTTACATTAGTATTATATCGAGTTGATAGACAAAAAACTAAAACTGATGATGTTTATGGTGAGACAGAAGAAGACGGAATTCAATTCTTACCTCCTGTAGAATTCAGGGGTTATGTTACTATTGAAACACCTGACAATCAAAATTATGCTAATTCTAATTTATCACAGATGGAGCCAGGTAATTTAAAAGTTGGTGTATATCAAGATACTTTAGATGAACTACAGATTGACATAGATTATGGAGATTACATTGGTTACTACGAAACTGAAGATAGGGTAAGGTATTACTCAGTAGTTAATGATGGTCGTGTTGTGAGTGATAATAAACATACTTATGGTGGGTATAAACCATTTTATAGGAGTATTATAGCTGCACCTGTAAATGATGGAGAATTTAGAGGAATATGAAAAAATTAATTAACGAAATAAATTTTATTAAAAATAGGATGTCTCATTTATGTGAGGAGGTCGTTGGAGAAAAAGTCGTTTGTGATGATTGTGGGTGGTCATGGGAACTAAGTAAAGGTGGTGATGACCCTTACGTATGTCATGAATGTGGTAATGATAATGAAGAAATTAATTATATAGGTAAAAAAGTTATGGTTTACTATAACTTACACAAACACACTTTTTCAGTTTCTTATAAGAATAAGATTGTTATATATGCAGATTACGTTAAGTTGAGTGATGTTGAATTTAGAGTGAGACAAGGAGGTAAAGAAAGAGTTAGAGATGAAATGAGAAAAAATGTTCACGCATTTGTCATTGGTACTCTTTTAGATTATTGTACTTACCCTTGTGAAAATTTACCTGAACCACCAAACGATAAAATTATAACTTACAATCCTTACAAATACGATTCATTTGTAAGAAAAGATAGTGAAGAACCTATATTTAATGCAAATGAAGTTGAGATGATTATCTCAAAAGATATAGTCTTTTTTATTAGTGAAACAAAAAAATAATGGCACTAGCTAAGAACGTAAAAAATCATTTACCCTTAACTCCTGATAAAATTTTACTACAAAGGAGAGAAGAACTTCTTGAACAAATTCAAGAGGACGGAACATATTTACCTAAATCTATATTACATGCAGATTTAGATAGAGGTATGTTAGATTTTGTAAAAGAAGATTTAGGTATTTCAGTTAGTGGTAAAAAAATTAACACTCTCGATTTAATTATTACAACACAGAATTGGGCTCAATTTACTGAGACTTGGAATTTTCAAGATTTAGATAAAAATATAAAACCCCCTTTTGTTGCGACAGTAAGAAACCCTGATGTAAAGTTTGGAACCAATCCATCATTACAGTATACGATACCAAATAGAAAACAATTTTATTATGCCAAAGTACCTACTTGGGACGGACAAAGAAAGGGTATGGACATTTACAAAATACCTCAACCTGTTCCTGTAGATATTACTTATAACGTTAAAATCTTTTGTAATAAGATGAGACAATTAAATGATTTTAATAAAAAGGTATTACAAACTTTTTCTTCAAGACAGGCTTATACTGAAATTAAAGGACATTATATTCCTTTAATTCTAAACTCTTCTTCTGATGAATCCGTATTAGAATTGGAGAAAAGAAAATACTATGTTCAAAATTATGAATTTTTAATGATGGGATTTTTATTAGATGAGGAAGAGTTTGAAGTGTCACCAGCAATATCAAGAACCTCAACCGTTTTTGAAGTTGAAACATTTAATAAAAGTAAGAGAGCGGAAAAATATCCGTCTAACCCTAAAAACTTTGATTTAGATATTTTATTTACAAGTGGAATAACATCATTAAGTGAAACTTATAGATATCAAGTTGATTTAACAATATTAGAGTCAACTAATGTTGATAGTTATTCCGTCTATATAAATGGTAATTATATAGGGGATGATGTTACAACTATAAAGGTATCTACTAATGACTTAATTAAAATTGATGTTATAAAAAATGATAATACTAAGTCTTCAGTTTTAAAAGCTAAAGCGAGACTACTTTAATTATTCTCCGTATATATCCCTAACTTCTTTACAATTTTCCTCTATTAGTTTTTCTAAGAACTTATATATTTTAAATCCGTGTTTTTCACAGTAACTTTTTAGTAGTTCGTGTGACTCAGGTGAAATTTTTATGTTTTTTATTTTACTCATCGGTGTTTTTTTAAAAGGTAGAAAAAAGGTAGAACTTTTTCCTACTCTTTATAAATATAGTCTTTACTTAATAGTTTTTTCATCTTTTTACTAATATTTATCTATAAATAAAACTTAAGAAAAAATTTAAACATGGCGACATCTAACAAAGTATTCGTATCTCCGGGTGTTTACACATCAGAAAGAGATTTAAGTTTTGTAGCACAAAGTGTAGGTGTAACTACTCTTGGTTTAGTGGGTGAAACAATTTCGGGACCAGCATTCGAGCCGATTTTCATCACTAACTTTGACGAGTTCCAATCCTATTTCGGTGGTACAAATCCAACTAAATTTGTGAATACTCAGATACCTAAGTATGAAGCGGCGTATATCGCTAAATCATATCTACAACAATCAAATCAATTGTTTGTGACTAGAGTACTTGGTTTATCGGGGTATGACGCAGGACCTTCATGGTCAATAAAAACTATCGGTAACTTAGATAGCACAGGGACAACCGTAACAGGTATACAAGGTGCAATTACACTTGAGTTCTCAGGTATTTCAGGAACATCTACAAGTGTTGTTGTTAGTAACTACGGTGCATTACCCGCTAACATTTCAGGTGTGATAAATCATCCTTATGAAACATATACAGGTGGTGAGTCTACTATTTCAGGTGATATTGAACAATATTTATATCAAGAAATTGTTAACTCAGCTTCATCAGGTCAAACATCATATTTTTGGGGAGCGGTAAACGCTTCAACATATGGTAGTATAACAGGGTTATCAACACCTAATTATACGGGTAATACAAATGTACTTGGAGTTGATAATGTACAATTTGAAAATAACGACTTAGACTCTTCAGTTAACGACCCTTGGTATTACGCATTATTCACTGCTAGTGGTGGTGTTTATGACGGTACAGGTTTTGGATTTGGTGTAACAACATTAGTTAACACAGGAGGTCTAAACTTTAGTGGTACCGCTCAGGTTTACATTACTGATTATAGTGGTACTCCTTATTCTGATTATCACGATGTAGTTGTTGGTACCTTACGTTCAAGAGGTATTGATACATACACAACGGATGATGGTCCAGTTTATGAGGTATCAGGTTTAACTGACGTGATGATAGATTGTACAGGAGCGTATTCTGCGATATCCACTAATCCTTTCGCAACATTCGCAATAAGTGGTGTTACCGCAGACAATGATACATTTAATTTTACAACTTCATTTAATATTTCAAATTCAAATTACATATCAAAAGTATTTGGTAAATCTAACTTTGCAAAACCTAAATCTGAAGTTCCATTATTCTTAGAAGAAGAATATTATAACTTACTAAACACAGGTTATAGACTTGGTAGGGTAAGAGGTCTTGACTGTTCATTAACGGCATTACCAAGTGCAAGACAAGACTTAGGTTCTAATACAAGTATCGGTTGGTATTTAGATAGGTACCAAACACCTGAAACACCATATTTAGTTTCCGAACTTAGAGGTAACAAAGTTTATGATATGTTTAAGTTCTTAACTATATCTGATGGTAATTCAGCAAACTTAGAGGTTAAAATATCAATAATGAATATTTCATTTAACAATGGAACGTTTGATGTTGTTGTTCGTGACTTCTTTGATACTGACGCAAATCCAGTAGTATTAGAAAAATTCACTAACTGTACTATGGACCCGAATCAAAATAGTTTTGTGGCTAAGAAAATTGGTACATCGAACGGAGACTTTGAATTGAGGTCAAGATTTATAATGTTAGAAATGAATGAAGATGCACCTATAGGTTCACTACCTTGTGGATTTAAAGGTTATCAAACTAGACAATATTCAGGAGTTAAATCACCATTCTTAGAGTATAAAACTAAATACGACACACCAGGTGAGGTTATATGGAATCCACCATTCGGAGCTGCTACGGGAACTGATAATGAAACAAGAAGTTCGGGTGATAAAGTAAGAAGAACATTCTTAGGTGTTTCTAATACCGCTGGTATTGACGCAGACTTCTTATCTTATAAAGGAAAACAAAATCCTACCAATTTAGCAACTGCTACTGATTCACAACCATGGGCTTACCTTACTAAAGGTTACCATATGGATTCAGGAGCAACGGTTATTTTAATTTCATCTAATTATGTAACTTCAGGTGAAACAGCATTTGAAGTGGGTAACGCAAGTTTCGATTCGGAACCTGATGAAAGTAGTCCTTATTATAGACTAAACTCTCGTAAGTTCACTGTAGTACCGTCAGGAGGTTTTGACGGATGGGATATCTATAGAGAATATAGAACTAATGGTGACAGATACCAATTAGGAGCGGCAGGATTTAGAGCAGGTGCGGCACCTTCTATAACTTACCCAACCGCAACAGGATGGGGAGCGTTTAAACAAATCACAGGTCCTGACCAATTAACTTGGGCAAATACTGATTATTACGCATACCTATGGGGTCAGTATACATTTAATAACCCTGAAGCGGTTAATATAAATGTATTCACAACACCAGGTATTGATTATGTTAATAATTCTAATCTTGTTGAGTCAGCAATTGATATGGTAGAACAAGACAGAGCGGATTCAATCTATATCTGTACTACACCTGATTATCAAATGTTTACACCAACATTAGGTGATTTCGACACTAATTTCATTTATCCTGAAGAGGCGGTAGATAATTTAGAAGACACAGGAATTGATTCTAACTACACCGCAACTTACTATCCATGGATATTAACAAGAGATTCGGTAAATAATACACAAATTTATCTTCCACCAACAGGTGAAGTTGTTAGAAACTTAGCTTTAACAGATAATATAGCTTTCCCTTGGTTCGCATCAGCGGGTTACACAAGAGGTTTAGTTAATTCGGTTAAAGCACGTAAGAAGTTAACGCAAGAAGATAGAGACACTTTATATGTAGGAAGATTAAACCCAATCGCGACCTTCTCAGATGTAGGTACTGTTATATGGGGTAATAAAACTACACAGATTAAAGAATCTGCACTTGACAGAATAAACGTTAGAAGATTGTTATTACAAGCACGTAAATTAATTTCGGCAGTAGCTGTTAGGTTATTGTTCGAACAAAATGACGAACAAGTAAGACAAGAATTCTTAGATTCAGTTAATCCAATCTTAGACAGTATTAGAAGAGATAGAGGTTTAATTGACTTTAGAGTGACAGTTTCTGGAACTCCTGAAGATTTAGACTCGAACACGTTAACAGGTAAAATTTATCTGAAACCAACAAGAGCACTTGAATTCATCGATATTGAATTCTTGATTACACCTACAGGAGCTTCTTTCGAAGATATTTAATATCTGACTATTTATTATATTGAGGAGGGTTAATTCCCTCCTCTTAGCCTATTAAACGTTTAAATAAAAAAAAAGGAAATGGAATTTAAGAAAAAAGCACTTAACGAAGCGTTATCTATTAAAGCTAACGGAACTAAGTCTTTCTCTGAAAAACCTCAAAATATTGTAATTTCTGAGAATCAGTTAGAAAGATTAATTGAAAAACTTAATACTAATAAAGATAAGAAGTAATGAGTATAAAAAGGATTATTAGAGAGTTTTATCACGAAAAACAATTACGTGAAGGGTTTGACCCTGAGGGTAATCCTGATTTAAAATACTATGCTTTTGATTGGGATGACAATATCGCTACAATGCCAACTCAGATTATTGTTATGTCTGATGAAGGTAAAGAAATAGGTATGTCTACCGAGGATTTTGCAGATTATCGAGGGTCCATAGGTAAAGAACCTTTCGAATATAAAGGTGAAATGGTTGTGGGATATGCCGATGACCCATACAGAAACTTCGGTGTAAAGGGAGATAAAGCATTTATAATTGATTCAATGATGGCAAAACCAGGTCCTTCATGGAACGATTTTGTTGAAGCAATAAACGGTGGTTCAATTTTCTCAATAATAACTGCAAGAGGTCACACACCATCAGTATTACGTGATGCTATATATAATATGATAGTAACTAACCACAATGGTATTGACAAAGATATGTTAATTGACAATTTAAAGAAATATCGTAATATGTCGGGTGACGAGGAAAAAGACTCTTCAATAATGATTAACGATTATTTAGACCTTAACAAGTATTATCCTGTAACATATGGTGAGGGTAACGCTGCTGACCCTGAAGAGGGTAAAATAAAGGCGTTAAGAGAATTTATTTCATATGTTAAGGAGATGAGTGAAAGAATCGGTAAAAAAGCCTTTCTTAAGAATGATATAAAAAATAATTTTATACCTATGATTGGGTTTTCTGATGATGACCCAGGCAATGTAGAAAAGATTAAAGCATTTTTAGATAAAGAATATGAAGATAAACCAGTTAAAACGTATTTAACTAAAGGAGGAGATAAAAAAGAAGTTTAAATTATTAATATTTTATTTGCTCTAGTAGAGATTACTGAAAAAAAAATAAAAGTAAATAGAAAAACTTTCTAACTGGATATTTATAAATAAATAAACTAAAGAAATATAAAACCAAAATACAATGGCAGACTTATTAATGAAAATGCCCGTTCCCTATGAACCAAAAAGGAAGAATCGATTTATTCTATCGTTTCCATCTTCATTGGGTATTAATTCTTGGTATGTTGAGTCTACATCAAGACCTAACATCCAAATCGGGTCAACTGAAATTCCTTTTTTAAATACATCCACATATGTGGCAGGTAGATTCGTGTGGAACACGATAAACGTTACATTCCGTGACCCAATTGGACCATCAGCTTCACAAGCTTTAATGGAATGGGTTAGATTACACTCAGAGTCCGTAACAGGTCGTATGGGTTATGCTGCAGGATACAAAAAGGACTTAGACTTGGAAATGTTAGACCCAACAGGAGTTGCAGTCGAAAAATGGATTCTTCAAGGAACATTCTTAACGGATGTCAATTTCGATAGTTTAGGTTACAGTGATGATGCTCTTGCTACAATAACAGCAACATTACGTCCTGATAGATGTATTTTGGTATATTAATATAAAATAGTATTGATTAAAAATCAATCAATCATATATTTAAGACCATAGGAGTCATTGTACTTCTATGGTTTTTTTATTATATAGACAATTATGGACCAAGGAAAACAATACGGACAAATGAATATGGACTTACCACATGACGTGGTACCATTACCATCACAAGGGTTATTCTATTCAAATAAGAAGAAGTCTCTTAAAGTGGGTTATCTAACCGCTCAAGATGAAAATATATTATTATCGACAGGTGGGGATAAAAACTTAGTGATGACACTATTAAAAAATAAAATTTATGAACCTGACTTCAATGTCAATGAAATACTTGATGGAGAC